AGAACTTGAAAACAGGTTCCACTGGCATCCATACGCAAAGGGTGTGTCCCTATTTATTCCTGTTTTTCCAAGATACATATCCGGACCCACTAAAGTTATACGATGGCGATTGAACTGAACCAATTCTGGTTGGTCGCGAGGATGGACGGCCTGGTTGTAGGATAATCGGCGACACAGAGACCCATTCCAGTCCAGATTTACGAGTTTCTCAAACTCTGTTCCTGCGATTACACCCCCTGCTACGATAATGATTTTGTCTTTTAGTTCGTCGATAGGTGTGGTAGGCGACACTTCTCCCTTAACCAGATGAGGCCGAGTCGCAGAGGTTGTCAAAATCTCTGCCATACGATTGAATGTTACAGTTTTTTGAGTATGTGGCACGATGGAAAGAATAAATGGGTCTGCGGATGGAAACGCAAGATTACCAATGTCTATACAAACCTGTTCAAATGTCACATTGTCATCCGCATAGTCATATCCCTGCTGTAATGGCTTCTTTGAGACAACTGGTTGGTCCTGTTCGTCGGAATAGACATGTAATTCGATAAGTCGGCAACCATTGTTGAGAACGGTTGGAATATCTTCAAAGACAGACCCTGCGGTATAGTAATCGCATAATCTCTTTCTTGGAAGAACTATGCTTTTTTGTTTATGAAATTCATCATACACTAGGTACCCTAGAAATCCTGCGAGAAGAACTCCAATCACTGTGTCACTCATTGTTACTTATTTAGGCATTTTAAATAGTAAATTACGAAACGAGTTGATGACTTCATCTGGAATGCGTTCGTCCATTGGAATACCCATCAGACAGGCGTAATGAAAATACAAACAATACATTCCACACTCCGAATCTTTGTACTGATGACGAGTGGTATTGTAGGTCAATTTCATACCCTGCTTATGAACCTTGGTAGCGTCCCACTGTTTCTTCCATCGTCTCATTAAGGTTTTGACTTCGGGTTCTGGATGTTCGGCATACGAATCAAAATAGGTCATACGGGGATATTCCAGTTCTGGACGAATATCACAGAATACGGCAATCCAATGCTGACCTGGTCCATCGTGTGGGTCTGTGTTTAATACCAATCCAATCTGCTGTTTGCCCTGTTTATAGAGTTCATCAATTTTCATAGCACATACCGTACTCACGATACATTGATTGGTTTCATTCTTCAAATCAAAATCAATCGGCACAACACCCGCACAGAAATAGTCAGGAAACAAATCCATATAGTTCTTTTCAATGGCCTCAATATCATCCGAGGATAGCCATTCATACCGATTCACACTCCATTCTTGCGGGGCTTTGGGTCTTCGTAACAGAGAAGAAATAATACACTCTGCTGAACCAGTATTGCATTTGTCTTGAAGACGTTTTTTCAAAGAGTGCCATACTTCTTCGGATGAACCCGCAGGAATAGGTGATTCGTGAGGATGTTCAGAGTTGTAGACACTACGAAATCTACTGACTTCGTCTTTATCAAGCCACGCCATTGTAAAAAACGGATATTTAAGAATTAACAGAATGAATGTACACAACAAATGGAAAAACTAAAATCTTTATTAACACACTATATCCAAGTCAACAAGGAACTTACAGAATACCAAGAAGCAGTCACAGCATTGAGAGATGAACGGCGTGCTTGGGAAGGTGATATTGCTGCTCTCTACAATGAACAAAAAGAGTTGCCACCAAAGATTGAGTTAAAAGAATCTAAGATGCTGTTCAAAGTGAAGAAACCAAATGAATGGAAAAAGGGATGGACACTATCAAAGAAAGACCTTGAACGCTATCTCAATGAAATCTTACCCGAGCACGGACCAGATGTCATGGCTGAAATTATAAAACGACACGAGCCAAAATTGGTTTCAGATGATTATGGATTTGAACTTACTTCCCGTCATCCAGACGAGACTGATGCTCAAGAATAAGTTTATTAAGCTTTTCTTTCATAGTTTTTAGTTGGTCTTCCAACTCTTTTATTTTTTTAAGGTTCGTGGGAGGTGTTAATACATACAACAGCCTTGCTGGAGGGGGTTGTGAATTAACCATCGCGCGAAAAGCCAGAGTATGAATGCGTTTCACCATCAATATGTCCTTGTCTAAGAATATTTTTCTAATGTTTAAGCCTGGTCCTGCGGCAACGACATCAATCCGTAGACAACCAGGAGGAAAACAACGGTATGGAGCAACAATCCGAAGGCAGTGGGGCAGCCACCGTTGGCGACACCCCCAATGATGCTATTCACAAACTTGAACGTGACAGGGTTTGCGATAAGAAAAAACGCAAGAGCAGAATAGAGGGAATACTTGAACTTGAGTCCAGCAGACTTGACGACCATTTTTATTCTATAGCAAAGATAAATGGACTTGAACGTTATTATCCCCGTGCTCTTGTTTATTCTTTTGTCTCCTGGTTTGCTGCTCCGATTACCTCCTGGAGGTTCTAAGTTGGTCGTGACTCTCACTCATGCGGTTGTTTTCGGATTGGTGTATGCACTTTTGCGACGCACATTCCCACAATATTATTAAGTTATTTTAAGAATTGATGTAAAGGAAGATTAATGAAGGTTTTTGTAGTCAACTGCGACGAAGGTCGGAAAGAACGTTTGACAAAAGCATCTGCCCCACTTAATCTTGAGTTAGTATTTGTCCAAGCCCCACTTGCAACTGATGAAGAGGTTCAACGCAGAGGCAAGCGGTGTTTTGAAAGAAAAACAGCATATCCTACTGGATTAGCAGCAACTCTAGGCCATATGCGATGTATGCAAAAATTTTTAGAAACGAACGACGAATTCTGTATTATTATTGAAGACGATGTGCGATTTGATAAACGATTCAACGAGAAGTTGGAAGAGGTGGTAAACCATATTGGAGATGCAGATATAATTACTGTGGGTTCTTGCTCTGATACTGTTCTGATTGGTGAAATAGAAGATCTTAATTACGGTATGAAATTGGTAAAAAATGTAGGAATTGCAAATCCTTGGGGAGCACAGGGATATATTATTTCACGAAAATATGCACTCTTTTTTACTATTTTATTTGAAGAAGATGATTTATCTATCCCATATGATTATCATTTTGTAACCGATTGTGTTATTTTTGATGAACGACACTGCAAACGACATTCATTGGCTATTCCTCTTATTATTGAAGATCCTGATGAACAGACAATTGCAGGCAGCACAAATAAATGGAATATGTTATCTCTGGTGAAAAGAGAAGATTTCTGTTTTTAGAAACAGATCAAAGAATCAAATAGTTTCATAATATTCACTGGTGTATATTCAAGATAGCCATTTTCAGTCATATCATACTCTTTTTCTGAAAAAGTGATTAGTTTATCTATCAAGTCTTCTTTACCAATATAGATTATTGCTTTGTCTTTTAATATCTGCAAATGTGCTTCATCATCTGCTTTTGTATGTGTTAGTATAGGTTTTAGACATACTGCAAATTCGCCAATAGATAATCCAAATGTTTCTCCTTCTTTGCGTGCATGTAAGAAAGCATTGCATGTATTAATGAATTTTCTTTTATATACTTGATCAACTGTCAATCCTAAAAAGATAACATTTGGAATCCAGTCACAAAATGGTGGAGTATTCATGAAGATAAAATACTTATCTCTATGATTTCTAGCCACTTCTACGACTGCTTCTTTTACAAAGTCTATATTGAAAGTATCGCTTCCACCATATCTTCCAAATACAATAGCATCCGATGGAATATTCAATTCTTTTCTTAGATCGGACTGTTCTGAATTTACATCTATCATATGTGGAAGAACGGTTATATTCGTATTGTATTTTTTATTGAGTTGATCGCTTATTGAAAGATGAATATCTGCATCTGGATAGCGAGTATCAAATACACAATGTTTAACAGTCCTACATGATTGCCATATCTCTTTATTTGAGTACTGAAATGATCTATCTTCTGCATGATTTGTTAAATTATAAAAGACATCAAGATTATATGAAATAATAAGATTTCGTATATCTTCAATTTTTTCAATTGTAAGAATTGTGAACTGTTTGTTAAATCTTTCAAACGGATTCTGACTTTCAATTCGTTGCATACTTAGTCCCAGAGTATATACATGTTTAAAACATACAATATAAGATTTGTTACCTAAGATTGTCTCATTGTAATGAGCGTAATCATAAGTAGCTGTTTCTGTTCCTCTTTCACTAAAATTCATAACAAAAAATGCTATAGTCTTCATACATTAATCAATTAATCAATGACTAAACTATATCCATCAGGTTTTGTTTCTTCAAATAACTTTTTCAATTCTTTGATATATTTATCACGCAAATCAAGTATCTCATCATCACTTGGATCTGCTATCTTTTCTACCTTTATTGGCTCTCCGACATAGGTTGTTACTGGATCCAGTGGATGATAATATAGATTGATCCAGTTTTTAATAGCAGTCCAACTTGTCAATGGAATGGCAATACGAAAGAATGAATAGAAGAGTTCGTTCAATAAATTTAAAGTAGGAGATGTTAGTGGTGGAAACAAATTATGTTCTCCGTAGGTAAGAATCGGTACCAATGATGTTCCTGTTTGTAATGCTAATTTAAATACTCCTCTTCTACGGCGAATAACTAATTTTATTATTTTATCATCTGTGGTTGATAACATTTCGCGTACTCCTCCAGGCATAACAGATACTGTATGTCCCTCTTCTAACGTCTTTTTCATAATATCAAAATTAGCAGGAATACTATTTGCAAGTCTCGCAAAATCGCGAATAAACGGGAAGAAATGATAGATTCCGTGTGATACTATTTTTGTATCCAGTTCATGTATTCGGAACGAGCAATGGATCGTTGGAGTGACTGACATTAAACTGTGTGGATGCCATAATAGCAATGCCGACTTCGGTATCCTCTCCTGATTTACCATCGGGAAAGTCTCAGCAAGATGTTCCTCAACAAGAAGAAAGTAGTCTTCAAACTTCTTGCGAATCGTCTCCACAGACCAATGAAGGAAATCATCAATCAGAGTTGTTGGAAGAAGAAGATACAGAGCAAATATACACAGAGACAACAGCAGATTTATGGTCAGAAGTCCTAGAAACAGAATGGCAAGGATTCCTGCGGAAAATGGCCATAAGTAGGTCCAAGCTAAGAACGTTTCCAACATCTACTATTCCACGCAATATTTTTACAGATGGTATGAACTCATTTTGGCATTTTGTTTTCGGTATGTTTGCTGTTAAATTTCCACTTTTAGTTTCCATTTTTATTCTTTATCAAATCCTTGATCGTCACGACATCAATCTCTGCATTGATATTTTAGAATTCCTGCTTGGGTTTACAATTACCTATTTCCTCTTGAAAGTATAATAATGAAGAACATCTACTACCAAGTAGTGATAGATGATGATGTAAAATATCCACTCAACAAATTCAAAGACCTTTTACAGATATATCTTGCTGACCCAAATGGTTGGGAGAGCAAGGGATACAAATTTATATACAAACCAGAGGGGGATATCATCATCCATCTTTCATCGCAGAGTACATTGCGAACAAATGGGTGTCAAGATGGTACACTTTCCTGCGCGGAATTGGGTGGTAAGCATATGTATTTGAATGAATTTCGTTGGAAACACGGTGCGCATAAAAGCAAATTACCTCTTGAACGATATCGGCAGTATGTAGTCTCACATGAAATAGGACATATATTGGGACACGACCACAAAACCTGTCCTAGTCCAGGGGCTCCAGCACCGGTAATGATGCAACAGACCCAGGGAATTGGGAAATGTTTACCTAATACAGACATATCGTATGATAGGTATGATAAATAAACAGCAACAACAGGTCACTAATAATCCTACACCCACTCCTGCTGCTATTAAATTTGCTTCCAGTTGACTAATCATTTAGTTACTGTAAGCTAATCCACCCATACCAGACATTACGCGGAAGACGTTGTAGTTGACTGCATAGATACGGAAGTTGTATGGGTATGCTTTGGATGGGAAAGTACCGGCTCCAGTAGAAGTGATGCTATCAAAGACCAAAGTAGCAGTGTCAATACGAGAAAAGTTACAAGTTCCAGATGGTTGATGTTCTTCAGGCTTGAGAGCAAAGGAATACACGTTGATAGGATTGTATTGTCCTGCACCGTTTTGTTGAACATTTGGTGGGAAGAATACCAAGGTTGCACTGCTCGAAGCAGCAGGAGTAACTGTTTGACTGAGTTCGTAGGTTCCATTTGCACCACCTGCACCAGTTCCGTAATCTACAATATAAGTTCCTTGTGGAATGTTGTAAGTACCTGCAAATTGACCAGTGGAAATAGTTACACTACCAGTTACCATCATATTTTCAGTGATATATGCTGGACTGATACCATTGTTCGCAGTGATTGCTCCACTGGTGATTGTAAGAGTAGAACCGTTGATGCTACAGTTGGTAATAGAGAGATTGCCACCGTTATAAGTCTGTACAGTGGAATTACGAGTTGGCCAGAAAGCACCTCCAGTATGGTGTTGGTATGGCTGGACCTTCCAGAAATAGTCTCCATAACGCTCATCAAATCGGTCTTGTCCGTTAATCTGAAGTCTGCATTTGTCAACAATGTCATCGTAGGTGAATGGTTGAGTGTATCCAACATTGTTTGCCAAAGTAGAACTGCAATCAGTCTTACGAGCATCTTGGAATACCCAGACCAATTCCTTAACAGGGTGGTTGAGAGTCAAATCCAATCGAGCATTTGCAGAGGTGATGGTCTGTGGCATACCATATTGGAGCTGTTCAATCAAATATTCGTGAGAATCCTGAGCAAATCGTCGTCGTTCATCCACATCCAAATAGATGTAGTCAATGTAGAGCGACATATCTCGAATTTGAGGAAGGGCTGCGGCGGCTGCACCGATAGTAGAATATCCAGAGGATGTGCTGACCAAATCAGTTGCATTACCAAGGTAGATATTGAAGCGGACCTCGTGATACTGAAGAGCAATCAATGGCAAGGCAAGACCAGGGTTGCGACAGAACCAGAATTGAAGAGGAATGTACAAGACACCTGGACGACCTCCGCAGGAAGTGGAAGTGGTAAAATTACCACCAATGCTTCCTCCAAGCATGGAATCAAGTTTGACGGATTCATCATAGCTAGAGGCTAAGTTCTCCCAGAGGAAGAGCCATTCACCATAATGAGTATCAATGATTTGACCTCCAATCTCCAACTCAATCTTCTTCAAAAGAGCATACCCAATACGTCTCTGGTCATCACCAGTCCAGTAAACAGTTGGTGATACAGAAGTGGTGTCTGGCAGAGTGACTTGGACATATGTCTTGAAAATCAAGTCCGCATTACGATTGACGGTGGCGACCAATCGTTGTCCATAGTGGGGTGCGCCAGTGAAGTTGACACGGAAGGCCTCCATAGCGAAGTTGGTGTGTCTCTTGAAAAGGACTTTCCAAAAAGTAATGTGCGGATTTCCACTGATATAAGCATCTTGTGCGCCATAGGCGACTAATTGAAGTAATCCTCCTCCCATGTTTCTATTTATAATGTGATACGAATATTCTTCGGCAGGTTAAACAATGAGAAAAGGAGGTGCCTTTTTAGCAAGTGGTGCCAACACTTGTGTATATGACCCACCATTAGAGTGTCTGGATGGCACAACCATTGACGATCCAAGCAAGTATGTATCTCGTGTCGTCTATGGAGACGAGGATTTAGAAGCCCAAAAAATGGTAAAGGGGTTTGTGGATGAGGTAGAAGCAGAGTATCCAGGTAAAATAAGAAATCGCTTCAATTTTTTTGAGAAATCTTGTAGCAATTTTGAAGTCAAGGAAAGTGATGTATCCGGTAACAAAGGTAAGAAATGTGCTATAGATGATTTTAGTATAACCAAGCCTGAAAAAATAACTCATCTTACCAACATCATCACACCAAAACAGGAGGAGGATGTGTTTTCAAAGGGTCAAATAAGTAGACCAAAAAATGTTGTGGTTCCTGAATTGTATGAATTGATGAGGGTGTTGGCAAGAATTGAAGGCAGATTCGTTCATATGGATTTGCATTTTGGTAACATTGCTTGGAAAGGTGATAAACTAGTTATTCACGATTTTGGTATTGCTGAATCCCGTGAAAAGTTTAAGGAAAGGTTTCGTGATTTCATCAAAAATAGAACCAATGATAAATTTAAGTATGCTCTTAATTATGTTCAATGGAAAACAGGTGTTGTAATAGGGTATAGTGCAGGGGTAAAAATTGGTGTTAATCAAGCAGTAGAAGACCTTTCAAGAGTCTTTGATATTCTTTCTATTATTACCGGAATGCATCAATACAAACTTATAACCGATGATGTATTTGATAACATTACCGACAACATCTTGAATATGCTAGTCAATGATTTTACTACGGAACAGCTTATAAAGGAAATAAACAGGTCTGAAAAAGAAGTGTTGGGCAATCGTATAGATGATTACAATCCAGGTACACTCGGTCCTCCAAAAGCATATGATATAGCAAAAAGCTACGAAGAAAGTCCAGAAGTGAAAAAGAATACCACTGCAGAGATAGATGAAATAATAAATAAGGCCATCAAGGTATCCGGAGGTGCAAAAGGAACACGTCCTGCGAACAAACTATGCCGATGTATAAAACACGTTCGGGAAACAGGAAAAGATGAATCCAGTGCGATTGCGATTTGTGTTCGGTCTGTTATTCCTGCTGGAAGAACATTGAAAAAATTCACTTGTAAGCGAAAGGCTAAGCTATCCACTCAGAAGAGACTTACTCGTCGGAGAAAGTAGGATCCATCTTGGTAAGAACACATTTACAAGCCAACTGCTCTGCTTTCTTTCGTGTAGAAGCAATCCCTGTTGCTAATACAGTTCCTTTGTCATCACATACAGCAACTTTGATTTCATTATTTTTCGTATCGTTATAAATCAACTCATATACAGGAGTGCATTTCAGTGTTTTTTGACAGAATTTCTGAAATACATCTTTGTAGTTGGTTACCGTATTTACAATTTCTTCAATATCAAGATAGGCTTCCATCACGCTGATAACAAATGCATAGACGATATGAAATCTATTTCCACAATCCGTCCAGAGTGCTCCTATAAATGCTTCAAAGATATCACCCAATTTCTTGATGTTGGAACGCCCACTAATCGTAGCAGATTCGTCATTGTGTCTTGAAATAACATAGAACTTATCCAGTCCTATTATTTGTGATAATTGTCCTATTCTGTCATTGTTCACCAATTCTTTGCGAGCATCTGTAAGAAATCCCTGTTTTTTGGTCGGATATTTCTTGCGGAGATAAGTTGCTACACATACACCGAGCACAGAATCTCCTTCAAATTCTAAACATTCATAGGATTCATCTTGTAAAGGCATTACACCAGAAGGACACGGCGCTAATTGCGCAGGACGTCCATCGGGAGTTGTATATTCTGCTCGTCTCACATAGGTAGTGTGAACCATAGCCGTTTGAAACACTTTTTGATTACCAACAGAATAGTGTGGCAATCCATGTTTTCGCAGAATACGGTTGATATCATTCGCTTGAAACCAACGATTGCGTGGGTTGTAAGGGAAATAAGTGTCCATACATATTCTTACTTAAACCTGCGTAAGTTCGTTTTGTGTGTTTTCTTCTGGAGCTGGTGTGTTTTCTTCTGGTGCTGGTACAGGTGCTGGTGCTGGTGCAGGTGCTGGTGTGTTTTCTTCTGGTGCTGGTGCAGGAGCTGGCTCTGGTGCTGGAGCATCTATTACTGGAATATCAACTGATTGTTGTTCGGGTACAGGTAATGGAGACCAATCAATTTTAAATCCTCCATCTAATTTTGTAACAGTACAATCCTTAAATGCAGCTATTAGGGTATCATTAATAAAAGTTTCATCAAATTCCGAAGGACATGTAAATGTATATGAAGTTCCACCATTGATAGCAGTATACACCGTTGTTGCCATAATGCCTCTGACGAAATTTATTGGCGCGAACTCTTTCGTAAAATCTGATGGTGTTCCGAAGTTAATAAGATCTGCACGAGATATCCAACTAGTCATTTGTTATATGGATTATATTTGTGTATAAGTCGGTTTATCGCTAACAAAAAAAGCAAAAAAGCGTTTCCGCCTTTTCACTTTACTCTACAATCTTTGCATAGTCCTTCAACTCTCCACGAATGTTGTAGGTGAATCCTTCAAAGTTTAGGGGATAGTCACCATGCTTGTCGGGATCAGTGAGATCTTGCAACTCTGCGTGGATATCGTCGTCATACATCTTATCCATTGTCTCAAATGTTCCTCTCCACTTATCAGCTTCAATGTGCTTGAGCTTGAATTGAGTCATCTTCTTGCTTGTGAGCATGAATCCTTTGAACCATCTTGCAATCAATTTTTCTTTTGTTTCGTCTGGTTTTGCGTCAATGAATTTTGCTTCGTTGCTAATTGCGAAGTCATCGTCTTCTGCTCCGACCATCTCTACTGAGAAGTCAAACCAATAGCGATTTTCGCCTTCAATTTCTAGGAATTTGCGTGGTGCGTTTGGGCATACGAGTTCTTCTTTTGGTTTCATTTCTGGTGTTTTTGGTTCATTTGTTGTTTCTATTTGCTTTGGTGTTTCTACTTTCTTTTCCTTCAAGGCCTTCTCGGCGGCCTTAGAGGCCTTATGGGCTTCCTTCTCTTCTGCCGTCATGGCGGCTATCTTCGCGCGGTATGCAGCGGCTCCGGCGGCCATCTTCGCCTTCTGTTCAGGGGTA